ATCAAAAAAATGCTGAAATTATTAAATTTTACAGAAGAAATCCAGTTATAGCTTGTGAAGATTTGTTAGGTTGAAAGCATTAAATTAATGGATTCGCAAAAAATAATTCTAATGAATATGTGGAATACAAAATATAATTGTTTGACTGCATCTAGAAACTTCGGGAAAAGTTTTTTATTGGTTATTTTTGCAGCTTTAAAAATGTTATTATATCCTAATTTAAAAATATATTTAATTTCATCAAAAGGTAATCAAGCAATAGAAACATTCCTTAAGCTTGAGGACTTAGCAAAGCAAAGAATAGAATCTATACCAACATTAAAAGATGTTTTTATTTCTGAGGTTGATGCAAGTGCAAATTCAGATGGTTTTACACATGATAAAGGTTCTCATAAAGTTAGTGTGCTAAATCATTCTACATTATTTACATTAAATTCGATACCAGATAATGTTAGGGGTAAAAGAGCTTCTTTATTACTTATTGATGAAAGTGGTTTTACAGATGAAGATTTAATAAATGTTTGTTTACCATTTATTGCTCAAAAAGCTGATTTTAAAATGGGTGTAGATGATAAATTCGGAACAGGCGAAAAATTTAATATAGATATTTTAAAAAAACCAGTACCAACTCAAGTTATTTTTAGTTCCTCTGCTAGTGAATCTACACATATTCATGCACATAAATACAAAGAATTTGCAATAAAAATGTTAGCAGGCGATTCAAACTACTTTGTAGGAGATATTCCTTGCGAGATACCTTTACATCCAATGGCTGATGGAGAATTTGTTAAACCATTATTAGAACAATCTGAAATAGATGATATGATGAAGCAAAATCAACAAAAAGGACTTAGAGAGTTTTATAATAAATTTACTACTGATGGTGGGGATGAACAATTCATAAAATGGAGTAAAATTAGAGAGTGTGAAAAATTCACTTTGCCTCAATTAAAAACTAATGGTAGTGATGAATTTTTTGCAATATCTTATGACTCAGCTTTACAAAGTGATAATTCAATTATTATGGTAATGAAATTAATTCATGATGAGGTTAGAGGTTGGTATGGACAAATTGTAAATATTATAAATATGAAAGACCATACAAAAAAGGGGAATATACAGTTAAAATCACAAGACCAGATACAAATACTTAAAGATACTATTTTAAATTATAATGGATTAAGTCCAGATTATAAAAATATAAAAGGTATTGCGGTTGATGCTGGGCATGCGGCTATGCTTGTATTTTTAGATTTTTTATTGGCAGACTGGAAAGACAAAACAGGTAAAAAACATAAAGGATTAATAGACCCTAATCATCCTAGATATAAAAATGAGGTTAGTAAACATAGAAACGCATGGAGAAAATTAAAAGCAATTTCGCCACATAAAGACAGAAAAGAATTATGTGAAGATTTAGAAAGTCTTGTAAATGATGGGCTTATAGAATTTCCATATGAATATGATGAAAAAGGTACAGCAACAGTAGAAGATGAAAATGGTGATTTTAAAATTATTGATTTAACAGAATCACAAATCGCATCATTAAAAAATATGGATTATTTGAAAAACGAAATAACTAGCATTCATAGAATGGGGGCTATAGATAACCCAAATTATGGATTGCCAAAAAATAAAATTAAAAAGATGCATGATGATAGATTTTATGCTCTTGCGTTATTAGGGAATATTTTAATAAATTTAAGAAGAGATGAGCAATTAAAAAAAAGTGGTAGTGGCAATAAAATAGATATATCTAAATTCAAATCATGTGCCACTGCGGTTTCTTTTTAAAAAATATAAGAATGGAAGGAGAGAAAAATGTCTGATAAAAAGAAAACAATTATAAATGAAAAGGAAGATTTTATTGTTGAAATAGTTGAAGACGTTAAAGATGAAGAGTCTATTATAATAACTAGTTCGCAAGAAATGACAAATAGTTTATTAAAAAATGCTATTTCTAGTTATGCGGGGAATCAAAGAACATATTCTAAAAATATAGATGAATATTCTTTAATGCGTACAACTTTAACAGAATCTAAGCTTGAAAGTTTGGCATTTTTACCTCAAGATAATTTATATAAAGTCCAAGAAATTAATAGTTATGTTGATTTATATTTAAATAAAGATGATATTATTGGAAGAACCTATGAAATAATTGAAGCTAATACAAATGCAGATTATCAATTAAAATATCCAGAAGTTAAGAATAAAACTATTTTAAAAAAAGTGCAGAATATAATTGATAATTTTAATAAACAAATAGAGTTAGAAAAATTAATTATAGAAACAATCCCATATGCATACGCTAACGGTAATAGAATATTATATCTTAGAAAAACAAAATATGGAAAATATCAAGTAGAAAGATATCCTTTAGGTATGGTTCAAATTAGTTCATATAAGATTAATAATGAGCCAATAGTATTATTTAATTTAACAAATTTATTACAAAGAATTACTGGTAGTGATTTGACGTTTTCGCCATTGAATGGCACTAGTTTAGACAATTATGATTTACAAATGTTTCCAAATATCGAAGATGAAATTAAAGAAAATTTTCCAAAAGAAGTATATAATGAATTTTTAAATAAAAATTTAACGGTAGCTAAGCTAAATACAGATTTAACAGCAGTCATTAGAGTGAATAATAGAGGTAAAAAATATGGGGTGTCTCCAATTTTTAAAGCTCTTAATCCCGCTTTAAAATTAGAAGTGCAAGAGAAAAGTGATACTTCAAACTCTAAAGCAAGAGGTAAAAAGATTATTTTTCAAAAAATATCTGATAAATTATTAGGCGAGGATGGAAGTATAACCGATATTGCTCCTTCCGCGTATTCACATAATGAGCTGATAAAAGCATGGGGAAATGAAGTTGTAGTTTATACTGGAGCTCCTTGGGTTGAATCTATTAGCTATGTTGAACCTAAAACAGATTTAGAGCATTCTAATACATTAAATTATTATAAAACTAAAGTTTTATCTGCATTAGGAATATCTTTTTTAAGTGGGGATTCAAAGTCTGGAATGGTAGTTTCGGAATTAAATTTTCAAGAATTACTAAGAATTATAGATAAGATTGGAAAACAATTATCTGATAATATCGTAAAATGGTATAAATATATATTAAATGAAGCGGGATTGCCAGTAGAATATGCTCCTAATATAGAAGTATTAAATTCTGAATTATTAGAAATGAATTTAAGAATGCAATTAGCAGATAATTTATTTAATAAGTATGGTATGAGTTTTGAGTCAACATATCAGATGCTAGGAAAAGATTTTGAGTCAGAAAAGGAAAAAAGAATAAAAGAAAATAACGAAAAATTAGATAGCGATATTTTTTATGCTAGGCAAACTGCATTTACATTTAGTGCAAAAGGTGATGAGGATTATAATAATTCACCTACAGATAATGTAGATAATAAAGATAAACAAAACCAAACAATTAAAGATGAAGTTAATAAAGATAAAAAATAATTATAGGAGGTATAAAATGGATTATAAGATTTTATCATCAAATGATAATTCTTTTTCTTATTTGGCTACTATAAGTAAAACTCCATATATTATTAAAATTTCTACAAATGGAGAATTAATAGATATTAAGCCTTATCAAGATAATAAATGTAAAACAACAATAACTTCTAATAAAAATAGAAGTATTGAATTAGGCTAGGAGGTGAAATATTGGATAATAAGAAAGAATTAAGTTCAAGTAGAATAATACAGCTATCAGAAACTAATGATGGATTATACCTAGAATTAACAGGACAATTATGTTATTTAGAAGATTATAATTTAAATGGATTAAGACTTTTAAAAGGTGAGAATTTTGAAGAAAATTTAAAATCTTTAATTGACACTCCAGTTGTAGCAAAATATGTATGGAATGAAGATAATGGCTCTGATTTTTCTGGACATGAAGCTTATAGAGATTGGTATACTGGAAATATTATGTTTGACACAAATGCTATAGGTGTACATCAAGATGTTTGGGTTGAAAATAAAACTGTAAAACCAGTTTTCTCAGAAGAAGAAAAAGAGTTACCTGTTATTATGTATAAAGCTAGAATATGGGCAGAAAGATTTCCAAATTTTGCAAAAGTAATTAAAAAATTATATAGTGAAAATAATTTAGGTACTTCTTGGGAATTAATTCCAAATAATATAACTGAAGAAACAAGTAGTATTATAGGTATCACCAATCCTAGAAGTTCTGATGATTATGAATTTGTAGGGAATTGTTTATTAGGCTCTGATGTGATAGGTGCATATGAAGGGACATCTAAAGTAACTAATGTTGCATCTGCAAATTTAGCACAGAAACAGTTATCAGAAGCTTTAAATAAAGATTTGAAAAATAATTCAAAAAAAGAAAAAGAAATATCTCAAATTAAAGAAGGGAGCAAGGATATGGATAAAAAAATACAAGAATTAGAATCTAAACTTGCAGAAGCGGTTGCTAAATTACAGGAATATGAAGAAGCAGGTAAGGATAAACAAATTTCAGAATTAGAAACTAAAGTTAAAGCTTTAGAAATTGAAAAATCTGAAACTGAAGAAAAATTTGTAAAAGCAACAGAAAATTTAGAAACAGTTACTGCTGAATTAGAAGAATTGAAGCCTTATAAGGCTCAAGTTGAAGCTATTAATTTAGAAAAAGCAGAGCAAGAAAAGAAAGAAAAAATAATTGAATTAACAGAGATGATTAAAAAAGGTGGATATATCACAGATAAAGATATTGAAACATCTGAAGAAATCAAAAAATTAATTCAAGATTGTAATGAAGATGCATTAAAAGTTCTTAGAGCAGAAAAAATTATTGAAAAACATGAATCAGAGCAATCACAACACGAGACAGAAACTTCAGAAGCAAAAACTAAATTGCCAAAACAAGATTTTGCAGAGGAAACAAAAGTATCAAAAAACGCAATGGACACATTTTTAGTTTAATAAGGAGGACTTAAGTTATGTATAGACGATTAAAAGTAAATTTAGGAAAAAACAAAGATGCAACTTTTACAGCAGGTGAAGTTATGAAGAAAGGTATGTTCGTAGTCAAAGATTATGCAAATGGCGAAGTTAATCTTCCAGCAGCTGCTACAGGTACAAATGTATTTATTGTAGATTTTGACCCAGATTATGTTGATTTTTTATCAGTTAGAACAAATGTTTCTGATTATGAAGATGTAATGAATGATATTGCAGATGGAGCAAAAGTAAGTTTAGAATTATTAGAAGTAGGAGAAGAATATGCAACAGACCAATTTGTAGCAACAGATATAGTAGTTGGTTCTGCTTTATCAGTAAATGATGAAGGTAAATTGGTTAAAAAAGCAACAGGTACATCTCCATTAGTAGCTACAGATATTGCTTATAATGATGCAGGACATACTCTATTAGCATTTACTGTTACAGAGAATCCATTTGCGTAATAAATAGAATAATAGGAGGAATAATATATGTTTGAATTAGCAGAAGTAATGGAAAAAGAAGGAAGAATGATTGCATGGGCTCAAGCAGTCGAAAGACAAATAAAAAATCCAGTATTGCAATTATCAGAAGAAGATAAACTTATTAGTGCAGAAGTAGATAAATGGGCAAAAGAAATTGCAGATGGTAAAAGGTCAACTCGTGAATTATCGGCTTATTTTGTTAAAGTTATTCAACCTGAAGTTTATAATACACCAACGGATATTTTAAACCGTGTATTAGAAGAACAACCATCAATCGGTGAATTTGACGATTGGGAAATTGATAAAGCTCCAAAAAATACATTAAAAGCATATGAAGCTGCTAAAAATGGTAATGTAAGAAAATCTTATATTGATTTTGAAAAAATTGCACCTGTAAATACTCATTTGCAAATTGATACTGAAATCAAAATGGTAGATTTAAGAAAAAATGGATTTAAAACAATTGCGAGAATGACACAATATGCTATAGATGAATTAAGAAATAAGATGTTCTTTTCTATTTTTAATACAATAGATGCATCAATTACAGCAGGAGACCAAACAGCAACTGCAACTACAAATCCAGATAAAACAACTATGGATAAATTAGCAAAATATGTAAGAGGTCATTTAGTATCAGGTACTCCAATCACATTATCTAACTCTGATAGAGCATACGAAATTTCAGAAATTCCAGGAGCGACTTTATTATCAGATACTATGAGAGACCAAATGAATAATAATGGTGTTTTAGCAACTTTTAGACAATTACAAATTCTTGAAATTGCAGCATCTAGAGAGACTGGAAATGGAGAAAAATTAATTAATCCTAATAGAGTTTACGGATTAGCTGGAGCGATTGGTGAAAGAGCAATGAAGGGTGAATTAAGAGTTTTATCTCAAGAAGATATTAATAATGAAGTAATCTCATTAAAATTCACTGGTTTTGAGTTTACTTATGCTATTACTTATCCAGATAGAATTTTTAAATTAACAATTAATTAAAAATAAAGTTTTTATTGTGTTGGTTATTTATTTTAGTGACCAACACAATTTTTATACTTAAAAATAAAAAGAAGATATATAATAAGGAGAGATATTATGAATAAAAAATATAATGTTAATAATTACCATAATTTTATTAGTCTACCTACTGAGGATGATAAAAGACCTCTAAGCTTAGAAGAAGGAAATTTAAATGAATTAAAACCATTTTCAAAAATGTTAACTCTTGAACAGATTGAATATATTTCTAAAATGACAGATTTATTTTCAACCGGCAGAATTGAATTTGATAAAGATGACGAAGATGAGTTATTTAAATATTTAGGAATAGATGATGTTAGTGAATGCTTTAGAGCTAGAGATATTATAGATATAATTAAAAATCCAACAAAAGAAAAATTGGAAAAGATAGTATCTATTAATAATTTAAATACAATTGATTTATTTAGAGGTATTGTAGTTTCATTTAGAAATTTAAATTCTGAAGATGTTTCTAATAGGGTTATGACTATAATTAATAAAAGAAGAGATGAAATTTATAAAAGTCCATCTGCTGAAAGTACAATAGTTGTAAAGAAAACAAATACTGAGATTGAGTCAGAGAAGAGAGTAAATGAAAACGCAAAAATCATAGAAGAAATTAAGATTAAAGAAAATGATTTTAAAATTAAAGAAGAAAATTATAAAAATGAGTTAAAAGAAATGAAAGAAAAGATTAAAAAAATGGAAGATGAATTAAAAAAGTCTAAAAAGGATTCTACAAATAAAAAAGAATCTAGTAAAAAAGAAAATAAATAGTTTGGAGGAGTATAATCATGGCAACTTTATTTTCAACAATTAATGACTTATTTTATAAAAGAGTGTTGAAAGACCCTGATTTTTTCCAATACACAAATGTTCTAGAATCTGAAGTTTTAGAATTGATGGAAACAAGTGCGTATGATTATATGATAGAATCTATTTCAACAATAAAATTATATTCAGAACCAACTGTAGATTTTGATGATTATAATGATGTGCAATTTAATTTTGATATGACTAAAACAGAATTACAAATTATAGTAAATCTAATGTTTGAAAAATTTTTATCCAGAGATAGAGCAAAATTAAAAATTTATAATAAATATTTTACTACTCAAGAAGTGAATTTATTTTCTCCAGCCGCCGAAAGAGATAGTTTTATAAAAATGCTTAATAGTCTTGAAGAAAAAAATAAAGCAGAAATAAAATCTTATAATTCAAGAGATAGATTGACTGGTAATATAAAATCCTATAATGGGGTAGTGATATGATATGATAGATTTAGATAAATATCGAAAATTAGCTGGGACATATCAAGTTAATAGTTCTCAAGATAATGCAATAAATAATTTTGTATATCAATCAAATAAAATATGGGATAATACATTAAGTACTTATGATTTACTAGCTCCCTCGAAACGTGGAGATGATATTAAGCTTACTAATAGTGATGGTGTTTTATTAGATAGTAGAGGAGTTTTTAATTATAATAAGGAATTCACAAAAGCAAAAATGGCTGAAGGGCAAGAACGATGTTTTTTACAAAAAGACTCTGCAAGCATTGGAGATTATATAGAGAAAATCAGAACAAATGAGATTTATTTAATAGAATATATAAATAAAGATAAATTTAATTTTATAGATTCTTTTGTTAGAAAAATAAATGCATATACTAATTATATAGATGCAAATGGGATAATTCAATCAATCCCTTGTATTTATAGAGTTTCATCAAAATTTTCTACTAATACAGAGGAAAATAAACATATAGAAATATTAGATGGTGATGCTAGTGTGAGATTACAATCTAATACACATACTAGAGAGATTAAAATTGGAGATAAATTTATATTTTCAAAAACAGAATCTTATTCAGTTAAGAATATTTATACTGAATTAGAAGAAGGTATAATTACTTTAAAAATGAAACAATATGAAATTAATAAAGATTTAGATAAAGAAATTGATTATCAAGGTAAAAAAATATGGATTGCAAATTATGTAAACAGACCTAAATTTACAATTAATTTTAATACTCAAGATAGTGAATTTCAGATTGGGGAAGATATTACATTAGATTATACATTATTGGATAATGAAGGTAATATTTCTGATAAACCTGTGATTTTTAGTAGTAGTGATGATAATATAGTTTCTATTACAAATAATATTGCAACTGCTGTTAGTTTAGGTTCTGTTATTATTAAAGTAGAAATGGAAAATAATAGTGATATTTATGACGAAATTACATTAGAAGTTGTAAATACTCCAATTGAAAATATTTCATATGAAATTAATCCAGATATTTCTGTTTTATTAAGACAACAATCACAGAATTTTGATATTGTCAAGAAAAATAATGGAGTAGTTGAAAGTGAAACATTCACTATATCTGTAGATTCAAGTAGTACAGTAATAGAAGATTATGATTTTAATGTGATTAATAGTAATTCGTTTAATATTGTAAATAATGGAACTATTGGAAGTTTAGTAATAAAAATTATACCTGATTCAAAACCAAGTGATATATTTACTAAAAGTTTTGAATTAAAAAATAGCTTTTGGTAGGAGGGGATTAAATGGCTGTTTATAAAAAGGTAAATGAAAATATTAGAAGTATTATTGATTTTATTAGTAAAAATTCAGATTTAAAAAAATTGATAGCCTATGATAATGGGAATCCTCTTGCTGAAAGTGAGCCTTTTATTCACAATTTAATTAATGATAGAGTATATCTTAGTATGAAGATTGTAACGCCAGATACAAATGCTAAAAGTTATATTAGTATTTATAAAAATTATAGTAATATGGGCAGGAAAAATGATATATATAATAGAAATGTTTTTATTAATATTGATGTTGTATGTCATGAAACATTATGGCTTTTAGATAGTGGAGATATTAGACCGTTATTAATATTGGATGAAATAGATAGTAAATTGCCTGATATTTCAATAGATAGCATAAGAGGCAATTTAATTTTTAAAGATTGCAAACATTTAATAATAAATGATAAGTTTTCAGGATATAGATTTATTTATGAATTGACTAATTTTTCAAAAGATTGTGATAAGTAGGTGATGATATATGTTGCCTGAAGAAATAGAATTAAAATTATTAAGAGGAAAAGATATAAAGATAGATAAAGATATTATAATTAAACAATATACAATTAATCAGATACTAGATGATATTGGATTAGACGTGTATAATTTATCAATTCAGTATATAGGCTGTACACCTTATGACCATAGAATATTATTATATGATAGTGGTAGATTATATACAGAAATAAGTAATTGGGAATTATTTTTATCTTTTGTAATTAATAAAAATAAAAGTATTATTGACAGTATGAAATTAATTCTAGATATTGATATATCTAAATATAAAGCATATGAAGTTGATAATAAAATTTATTTAAAAAATAACGAGAATGATAATGAAATTGATGAAACAAAATTTTTAATTATCCAAGAAATAGTAAGAGAAATGTGTGGTATGAATATAAAAATACCTAGTTTTGCGAATAAAACTGCTCTTATATATGAAATTGAAAAATATAAAAGAAGATTATTAAAAAAAAGAAATTTAAGTAATGTAACTTTAAAAAGTCTTATATCTTCTATAGCATGGAATAGTTATTCTATAGGAATAAATAAAATTTGGGATTTAACACAATATCAGCTATATGATGGTTTATCATCTATAAATAAAAAAGATAAATGGAACAATATTATGTTTGGAATTTATACGGGGAATATAAAACAAGATAGTATAAATTTGAATAAAGAACAATGGTTTAATAAATAATAGGAGGAATATTATTATGGCAAGTACAAGAAAATTTTCCATGCAAGGAGCATTAGATGTTGCAATCCATAATTTGGAAACTGGAGATTTAGAAGCATATTTAGAAGATTGTCTTACAACATCTATAGAAATGAGTGCGGAGAAAGTATATTCGATGGGTAGGGGTGGAAGTTATATTACAGGTTTCGGACATTCTAGAAGAGTCCCAGTTACAATTCAACACGGATATCCAACAAGTGAAATTTTAGCGATTCAATCAGGTCAAGATATTATCATTGGAACAAATACAAACGTTATGAAATTTGAAAAATTAACTGTTAATTCTGATGCAGCTACAACATCTTTTACTGCATTAGGCACAGTGGGTGAAGAATTGGGTAGTTTATGGGTTTTAGATAGTTCTGGTAGTTTTTCAACAAAATTAACACAAGCAGGAACAGCTTCAGCGACAGAATTTACTTACACTGTAGGGACAAAAGCAATAGCAACAAGTGGTTTAGATGATGGAACTGTAATTATGGTTGCATATAATTATACAGCAGATGCTACAGCTCAAACAATTAAATTTGATACAGATATTTTTGCAGGAAATAAAAAGGTTGTAATGACTGGGCTAGCGATTGATAATTGTTCAGATAAAACTTATAAGGCACAATTAATATTCCGCAAAATGTCAATAGCTGATGGTTTTACTTATAGTTTTGAAGAAACTGGTGACCCAATTGTACAAGATATGAATATGGAAGCATTATCTTCATGTACATCAAATACTTTAATGGAATGGGTTATATTTGATGAAGATTTAGCAGTGTAATTAGGTGATTGGTATGAAATTTAAATTCAGAGGTAGTATTAAAGATACAAAAGAAATTGTTGATATTTATAACTTTGAAGGACGAATTGCAAAATGTGGAGATTCTAAAGATAGAGATATTGATGAATTTAACACTATTTTTTATCCAAAAGAAACTTTTGCAAAAGAAATATTAAATGTTAATAGTGAAAATGAAAAAGTTTTAGACTATAGTGAAAATAAAATAAAAAGTAAAGAATTTAAAAAATCAAAATGATGTTAATTAAATTTGTAGTTAACATTTAAAATAAGTAATAAGGAGTCATAAGAGAAGTGTTTAGACACAGATTTTGTGTCTCCTTATTTTTTTAATTTTTAAAATATGTATTTTAATTATATTTTATTTAAAAATATTAATAAAAACATAAATATATAATATATTCATATAAAATTATTGTTATAAAATAAAAAATAATAAAATTTGAAAGGAATGAGAAAAATGCCAAATAGACCAATAGCTTTTATTAAATTTCAAGAGAATACTATTGCACCATCAGATGGAGAAATTTTAAGTGTAAATACTGGAAGTTCTATTTTAAATATTGATATAAAAAATACATCTACGGATGCAGTATTAAATTTTGAAGCAAGAATTAATGAAAATTTAGATTGGGTTAAAATTAATGCAGTAAATTTAACAAATTATGATATTTCGACTACTGCTAACACAGATGGTATTTATCAAATAGATTTAACAGGATTGTCATTTGTTAGATGTAGAGTTTCAGATATAACAGACGGAGATATAACTGTTAATGGCAAGGTGGTGAGTTAATATGAGTGTAAGTTTAACAACAGTAATAGCATTAATAAAAAAACTATCAAGTTCTATTAGCCCAATAAATACCGAAAAAATCAATACTAGGCAGACAGAATTTATTGCACCTAGTAATACAGGTGAATTAGAAAATCAAAATTGGAGGATTATACCAAAATCAGATGGTCTTTTATATTTAGAAAGATTAGAAAATGATATCTGGATTAAAAAACAAACAGTAGGCTCTTCTATTACTACAGATAATATATATGTCGAAGGGGTGCAAGCTGGTCTAGTATTTTTAGAGCCCGATGGAACGGAACGTAAAATTACAAATCATTCTCCAAATGACACACTTTGGTCTCTAGGAGATGAAGAAATAACGACTACTATAGTTAGTGATGTTCAACCTAAAATAATAAAGAAAACCGGGGTAATAAAAAATATAGTTTTAAATAATTTGGCAGATGTTGTAGCTAATGTTACAGAAGTTGTATTTAATTATACTAGTGATGCAGGAGGTAGGGTTCAAGATATTACTCTTAATACAGGTGGAATATCTAGTGCTAGATTACTAATAAAAAATTTAGATGATGATGTTATTGTTTATGAAACTTGTACAGAATTTGATTTTTATAACAATAATCGTGGAATTGGAATTCCTTCTGGAGTACAAACTATTAATCTATCAAGAGTGGCTAGATTATTATCAAACACAAACTATGAATTTAAAATACAGTCACTTGAACCATCAGATATAAATGGGCATGGAACGGTTGGAGTGGATTTTATCCCATATTTAACTTATAATTTAATAGAAGTTGAATTTAATGATATTTTATCAGCAGATAGTATTATTGGGTCAAATGGAATAAATAT